CTCGTCATGGAGTGGGTTTTTGCTGAACAACTTAGTGTCAGGGTCAACGTCAAACCGATAATGTCTCAAACATTGTAGCCCATCCGCGCAGTTTTCCCTATCAAACCAGCAATTCCTAAAAAGCGTCCTTGCGGCGTTAATACTATCAGGAATTGGCGTTCTTGGGATAATTTTGGTTTTATAGCCTGCCGCCCGCACAATTTGGTCGATAGAACGGCCTGCCGCTGCGAGGGTTTTATTCTCTGCATCGTGTGGCAACCAGAGTGTATCGTACACATAGCCATAGGTTTGCATTTTGGCTAAATAGTCCGAAATTGTCCTTTGACTGTCCTCATGGTAGCGAATCAGGCGGGTTTCCATGCCAATGAACTGGACAAACCATATCGCCGTGGCATCCGACCAACCTAAATCAAAGACCGCATGGACGGGTTTTGTGGCATCGTAGGCCACCTTGGTAATCCGTTCTTCCAAGTCTGCCATCTGCATTTCTCGGGCAAATACGGCTCCATCCACGGTTTGCCGGCAGATTCCCTCCCAAACGGTGTTATAGGATTCAATGTCCCTATCCCGTAGGGAATTCTTCTCCAACTCTAGCGTTTCGGGAAACCAAGGGTTGTCAGACCAGTTGATCTTTTGCACAACGGAGTTGCCAGGCGGGTGGAGAACAAACCGCTGGTAGGTTTCGTCTGACTCCAACTCAGGGTTAAACGTGACCCATATTTCAGAATCTTGCTTACGAATCGTGGGAATTAAGACATTCCACGACAACCGGCTGGTCGTTTGGGCTTCCTCCACCCAGCAAATGTCCACGCCTTCGTAGGATTTGACGTTGGCTACATTGTTCTTAAGGCCAATAAAAGAGAATTCTGTGCCGTTTTTGCCCCGTAAACTGTTTTGGGTGATCTCATAAAACCCGTCTAGCCGTAAGTCAATGATCTGGTCGCACAGCAGTTTGTGGACGGAATCCCTGATTGAAGTCTGAAACTCGCGGGCGCAAAGGATGCGTAATGGCCTTTGAGCGCCTTTGATTAGTAAGGCTCTGGCTACCCCCCAAGACTTGGCGCCGCCCCGTCCACCGTACAGAATTCGGTATCTTTGCTTCTCAGGCTGGAACAGGCATTGCAGCTTCTCAGGAAACTGCGCGTTGGCGATTGCGCCTTGAACTTCAGTCATTCGGCTTTACAAAAGACACCTGAATGCCTTGCAGCGGCTCACCATCAGCGCCGGTCAATTCGTTTTTAACCGTCTCCGACCAGCGCATTTGGGCCTTCGTCCACCATATCAGGCTAGTTGTGTCGCCTGATATAGCCTTGGAATACAGCGTTTTGGCAATCTGACCATTGGCTTTAGCCTTACCCATGTCCAACTCAGCGCGGTAATACTTGCGCAGCGTCTTATCGTCTATCCCGACCAGGATGGCAATTTGCTCGTGCGGCAAGCCCAATCCGCTGCTGGATTCGACCAGTCGGCGGTATTCGTCAGTCGGCTCGTGAGCCTTTTGGGGTATTACTGGCATTTTATAAAGGGGAACTCGCTTAAATTTTAGGCAATTTCGGCAGATTCTGTCAATAAAACGGCTTTTTTGCCGGTGAAATCTTCCCAGCGTTTTACGATCACATCACAGTATTTGGGGTCTAGTTCCATTAAATAACCGTGTCTACCGTGCTTTTCTGCCGCCAACATGGTTGTACCGCTTCCACCAAACAAATCCAACACAATATCGCCGCCCTTAGTGTTGTTGAGCATTTGATACTCAAACAAGGCCACCGGCTTCATAGTTGGGTGTTCACCATTACGGTGCGGTTTCTCAAATTCCAAGATTGTGGTTTGTTTGCGGTCTGTCGCCCATAAATGGCCAGCCCCATCTTTCCATCCATAAAGGCATGGCTCATGCTTCCAATGATAGTCTTGCCGCCCCATTACCATAGAAGACTTCTTCCAAATAAGGCATTGGCGCACTTTCCAGCCAGCATCATGGCAGGCGCCTCGAAAGTTGTATCCCTCAGAATCTGCGTGCCAAATGTAAAAAACAGCACCTTTTTTCATTACGGTGTCGGCTGTTACAAAGGCATCACGCAAAAATTGACGAAATTGGTCATCGCCCATGCTGTCGTTTTGAATAGTTAGGCTTTCTTTGGTTTTACCTTCATAAGCCACGTTATAAGGCGGATCTGTCAAAAGCATATCCACGCCTGCACCGTCAGTCAGTTTCTCCACCGCTTCCTGGCTGCAAGAATCCCCGCACATTAGCCTGTGGTTGCCTAACTGATATACGTCACCCAATTTGGTTGTCGGTTCTTCGGGCATTTCGGGTACGGCATCCTCGTCCGTCAATCCCTCAATTACCTCGGGCTCAAGCAGGGCGGCTAACTCTTTTGGGTCAAAACCAAGCATTTCAAGCGCAAATCCGTCTGCCAGCAAGTCGTTTAACTCAATGGTCAGCATCTCATTGTCCCACCCAGCATTAAGCGCCAGGCGGTTGTCGGCAATGATGTATGCCTTCTTTTGGGTTTCGGTTAGGTCTGCCAGTTCTATGGTGGGAACTTCCTTGTGACCTAACTTGCGGGCGGCTAATAGCCTGCCGTGGCCTGCAATGATGCCGTTTGTCCCATCCACCAATATCGGGTTAGTCCAGCCAAATTCCTTAATGCTTGCCGCGATCTGTGCCACCTGTTCGTCAGAGTGGGTGCGGCTGTTGTTTACATAAGGAATTAGTTCTGTGACCTTTTTTTGGGTTATTTTCATTTATTAGCCTAAAACCTAATTTATGCTTCCACCACCGCGCAAATGTCGGCCTCTTGGATTACCTGGTAGTCCTGCCCGTCAATCTTGTGGGTGGGCCACTTTAAGTAATCGCCGTTGCCGTATTTAATGAAATCCCCGACCTGTACTTCGTAAACGTCAGGGCCGACCGCAACAATAGTGCCTTCGTTAAAAGGCTCTTTGTTGTTCACAATAATGATATCAGATAAGTTTCTGACCTGGGGTTTGACCACAACCCTGTCTTGGAGTGGGCTCAAATTCATAGCTTCACCTCCAGCATGGGGGCAAATGCTTTTGCCGGCCTGCCGCGCTTTTTAGGCGTTTCGGTGACCGTCATGGTGTCCTCAGTTATGGTAATTGACACCACAACTTTTGCCTTGTGTTCCCCGCACCACTCAGTCTTGTGGCGGTTTTGAAACAAGGGAAAGCGTCTACATTGACCCATTATTTGATGGTCAATGAAAAAAACGCATGAATTACAATTACTATCAGCCATGCCAACTCTCCTTGGTTTGGTTAGGGGGGGATTAGGGCTGTTTTCCCTAGTTCCCCCCGCCTTTTTTAACGGTAGTGCGAACGGTCGTGCGTATAGCAGACAGCTTCTTTAGAGCCGCCTTTGAAGTCTTTGCTCATGTGAGCATCTTCTTTGCCCATGCCAACACCACCAACAATCTTGGCACGGCGCTCGCCGGTTGTGTCGCTTGCCAATGCGCCCTTGGGCACTTTTTCGCCGGTGCGTCCAGACTTATAAACTTCTTTGTCCATTTTTCCCATGATAGTTCCTTGCAAGGTTAACGGGTAAGATTACAATCTCTCGGTCATTATAGGAGATTTTTCTCATGGCTACCAACTTTACCCTAAAACGCGAAAAAGCAGTTCACGAAACCCCCAAGGTTTACAAAATGGTGCGCGAACACAAAACCGAAAACCAAAAAATCATGGCTTTGGCAAAGGAACTGCACAAGCATGAGCGCACCGATATGGACCATGCCCATCCTAAATCGCAAAAGAGTGCCCCGCTTCCGTCAATGCGGAAATAGGCACCTTGTCAGGCCACTTTCGGGTGGTCAAAAGGATTAGAACGGTACGCTGGTGGGCTTTCATCCACATTTCTTGCCGTTCTTCCTTGCTCATGTCTGCGCCTTGGTCTAGTGCGGAATGACAGGCAAAGCACAGGCTGGCGACCAAGTTATCGTCTGCCTTGACCGCTTTACCCTTCCCGCCGCCCCAGTTTATGTGCGCGGCGCAGACTGTCCCATCCTCAATTCCACAGTGCTGGCAGGCAATTGTGCGGCAGGCTTCCAACAAAGCCTTTGATCGGACGTATTTACGCTTCGGAAAAAGCACGGAATTTAACCCCTTGTTCTGTACCAAAAGCTGTGGATAACTCAATTAGTTCGTTCATCTCAGCCACGGTCATTTTGCTTGTACGCGCCCCAATGATGACGAATCCACCGTCAATGCCAGGCACAACCTTTTGTCTTTTAAGGGCGGCGGTCAATACGTCCTTCCATTCCTCTTTGTGGAGTTTTTGACCATACCACACGACCTGGTTGGCAATGTCCTCTAGGTTTGCCCACATCATGCGGTTTTGTTCAAGGCTTCGCATCTATAACCCTCAACGCCGCTAAAGCCGCTTCTGGCCCGTCAACCCTTACCAACGTACCTCCGGCCCATTTTGCAAAAAAAGCCTGCTGTAGGGCCGTTAAACGCTTGTTAGGGCCATCCTTGATCTCTACCAGCATGGTATGCCCTTTGTAACCGACCAAAAGATCAACTGGTAGGCCAATAATCCAAACGTAGGCGCCTGCTGCCCGCAGTGCGCTCACTATCTGAGCCTGATTTGCGTCCACCCTTGCTGCTCTACGCACTTAAGATTCTCCAAGCAGTTGCGGCACAAAGTGGGACTTGTCCATTTCCAATGGCTTTAAGTCTGTCCACCCTAGCGGCCACCCCATCATGTATTCTGTTATGTTTACCGGCGGGTATGCCAGTCTGTACTGCTCGCTCAAGTAATCCTTTAAGCTGCTGACACTGCGACCTTTTCTCGGGTAATTCCTTCCTGCTCCTGATGCATCCGAAACTACTGGCGTTGGCAACCACCCAAATTCTGGCTCTGTGATGAGCAAATCCAACGTCCGCTGCTCCCAGCACTCCCCATTTCGCATCAAACCCCATTGAGGCCAAGTCTCCGAGAACGACTCCAAGTCCTCTACTAGTGAGCATTGGTGAGTTTTCCACAAACACGAATCTGGGTCGTACTTCGTGAATGATGCGTGCCATTTGCTTCCACATCCCGCTTCGTTCTCCGTCAATTCCTGCGCCTTTTCCTGCTGCGCTGATGTCTTGGCATGGAAATCCTCCAGATACAACGTCAACAATTCCTCGCCACGGGTTTCCGTCAAAGGTTTGTACGTCATCCCAAATCGGGAAAGGCGGGAGAATTTTGTCATTTTGTCTGGCGCACAATACGCTTGCTGGGTATTG